GGTTTGAAGATGAAAGCCTTGCTAAAAAGATACCAGGCTTTGTAGGCTATAAGACCGCTATAGTTAAACAAGTCATACGAACTTTAGAAAATAAAGTTAGCGATAAAACAATAGATATATTAGCAAATGCAGCTAAAACAGGCAAAAGTATGAATGAAATTTTAAATACTTTACCTGCAGATGATCGTATTCAAGTATTAAAAGCGCTTAAAAATGCGTCTAATCTTTCGGGTACACGCGCAGGCGTGGCGAGTCTTACTACACCGCCAGTTAACGCATTAGCACCTGAACAACAAAACCAAAACGCACTTGCAAGGTAACTATGGAAGCCGAGAACAATACACGAATTAGCGTGCATGAGGCAGTATGCGCAGAACGATATAAGCGCATTGAGGAATCATTTGAGCGTGGGGCTAAACGTATGCAACGCATCGAATATATGTTGTACGCGTTAATGGTCATTACGTTTTTTGGTAAAGACACTTTTATGGAGTTATTACAAGCTGTAGTAATTAAATAATGGATACCGTAGATATCCTAGCAAAGATATGGCCTCTGTTAGTGGGGTTTGTAACGCTTGTTATTGTGCTTGCCAAAATGGATAATAAAGTGTCAGTCCTTGAAGAAAAAGTGAAAACGCTGTTTGAACTTTGGAATAAAAAATGAATATACAAGACATTTTAAAAGCGGTACTGCCAATTGTCGTAGCCTGTCTTGCATGGCTACTCGGTCAAGTGTCTGACTTCTCTACACGGCTGACTAAGATTGAAGGGCAGATGCCAGCACTAATAACCAAAGAAAATGTACCGACTGACTCGCCTTTGTCTGCCGAAGCAAGACATAAACTGAGAAATGAAATTTACACAGACATACACCAACTTCAAGTCAAAGTGCAGTTGCTTGAAGAACGTGAAAAATATGGGAAAAAATAATGTTAGGACTTGACGCAATACTAAACATAGGCGGTAAGTTAATTGATAAGCTAATCCCTGACCCAGAAGCTAAAGCCAAGGCACAGTTAGAGTTAGCAACACTAGCGCAAAATGGCGAGCTGGCTCAGCTACAAGCAGATGTAAGCGAACAGCAAGAACTCACCAAGCGACTGCAAGCTGATATGATGTCAGACTCTTGGCTATCTAAGAACATTCGCCCGATGACGCTTGTATTCATTCTAATGACCTATACAACCTTTGCCATGATGAGCGCATGGGATATTGAAGTTAACAATAACTACGTTGAGTTGCTTGGGCAATGGGGTATGCTCATAATGAGCTTTTACTTTGGTGGTCGTACTCTTGAGAAAATCATGGACATGAAGGGTAAGAAATGATTAGTAATTGGGATAAGTCGTTTGATATGGTCATCGCCCATGAGGGCGGTTTTACAAATGATGAGCGTGATCCTGGCAATAAGTTACCAGACGGGCGCAAGGGTTCTACCATGTGGGGTTGTACTCAAGCCAATTGGGAAAAATATGTAGGACATGAAGTAACTCAAGATGATATGAAGGCGCTAAAGAAAGAAGATGTTAAACCGTTATACAAAAGAGATTATTGGGATGCCGTTCGAGGTGATGATTTACCTGCTGGCGTGGATTACGCCGTGTTTGATTTTGCTATTAATGCTGGGCCAGCCGCTGCTCGTAAGATGATACAGAAAGCCCTTGGCGTAACTGCTGACGGTTCTATTGGCCCTGCTACGCTAAAAGCAATCCAAGAGGCAGACGGTAAAGACTTGCTAGACAAGTTCAGCAACAGCAAAGAAGCGTTCTACAAGTCGTTGCCAACATTCCAGACATACGGCAAAGGATGGCTCAAACGTGTAGCTGACGTACAAACATCTGCGTCGACCATGTTAGCGTGACTGTTGCCTAGCCATCTCACGCGCTTGCATACATAACTCAGCGTATTTCTTAGCAGTATCAGGGTGCCAACCACCCATCAATACGTCACAATTAACTTTTGCTCGATCTTCTCTACGCGTTAACTCGGTCATGCCGACCAAGTAAGTGCAGACAATAATGCCGAATAACGCTACTAAAATAACTACGCCGTCTGTTTTCATATCACGTCTCCTAGTGAATATTTTTTTAATAAATGGTATTTAAACTTCCGCAACGCCATACTTTCAATCTCGCTAACTCGACTACGGGAAAGCCCTAACTCATCTGCAACTTCTTGCTGGCTCATGTGGCCTTCGTTGTTCTGCGGCGCAGGTATGTATTCTTCGTAGTCGTCGTCCATTAGTAAGCACCTTTCTTCGGTGCGTTGATTGCATGGCAACAATACTTCTCGCCCATCTGCTTAATCATTTTTCTAGCATCTTCGGCTTGTTTCTGGCGTAATAACTCGCACATCTCAGGGTTAAATCGCCCTGCCCGAATCATTTGCGTGATCATATTCTTGTCGGTATTATTCATATTTGCTCCTTATATTGACTTGTCTGTAGGCTTGGATAGCCGTTCGCAAGTCTTGTTTTAATAATTCTATCTCATAAGTATCCTCTAAAATTCGAGAATACGCTTCTGTTGCAAATTCAACTAAATTGGCGTGTGACCAAGCGTAGAAATCAGGTTCGGTCATGGTGCAATAGCTTCCTTCATAATCTCAATACGCTCACGGCTAACCCGTAAGGTGTTGTACCTCATGTGCAAGCGCTCCATGATAGATGCTCGCTTGAGGCCACGTCGCTCCTCAATCAGCATAATTAATACTTCAGACTCATTGAGCTGATTCAGTACGGCTTGCAGCTTGCGCCAACTTAGCGGTTTCATCTTCGACCTTTCTTTGTAATTCAATAGTTTCAGCAGTAATTTTTTTTAATGATCTAAGCGCAGCGTTGTACTGCCTCGCCCTAATTGTTTCTTCAGCCATCGCCGCCTTCAGCTTGGCTTTGTATTGTAATAACCTTTTCATTTCTCACTCGCCTTTCCAATCAATGCTTTTGACCAATCAATTGGTTTACGCTTATCGGTTAGTTCTTTTGCTGACGAACAACAACATTGACTAGGTATTCTGTAACATTTGCTACAAAAAATATTTTGGTTCATTTCTCACTCGCTTTCTGCAATATTGCCTTAGCAAACTTATAGACATCGCTATACTGGTACGTCTCATCTTCAATAAAAACAGTTGCTGCAATACGTTCTATTTCTTCGTCTGACACGTCACGTTGCTCTAGTTCTTTAGATAACCGATTAACTTCTAACATCAGCCGTGCAATCGTACCTTCGGCACTCTCCAGCAATTTAATCAGTTGTTGTTCGTTCATGTCAGCTCCTCCATAGCAATCTCTGATAACGCTTTTTTATTCTTCAAAGCACCCAAAATGCGCTCCTCAATCGTTTTCGTTGTAATCAGGATGTAAACCCATACGTCATGCTTTTGACCGCTTCGGTGCAGTCTACCGATGGTTTGTTCGTAATACTCTAGCGACCACGGCAGAGACACAAACACCATCTTGCATCCGCCGTGTTGTAGGTTTAGCCCATGCCCTGCCGATAGCGGGTGGATTAACAACAGTTCTATTTCGCCTGCGTTCCAGCGGGCGATTGACTGCGGATCATTAATCGTTTGTGCGTTAGGATAGCGACGCTTGAGTTCTGCCAGCTCCTCAACATAGTTGTAAACGATAATAGTATTCGCCCGTTGGTTTTCATTCAACAGCTCATCTAACATATCAAACTTATGGGTGCTAAACCAGATAGGTATTTGGGTGACGTTCATGCGCCCAGGCGTATTGGACGCTGTTGTTTCGGTACTGTAAACAAACCCTGACGACATCTGTTGTAATTTCTGTGTGACTACGGCTGCGCTAACCGCCGTAATTTTTTCTTTACCGAACTGCACAACAAAGTCCTTCTTCATCTTCTCGTAATGGCTGCGGTCAGCCATATCGCAACGCATTTCAACAATGTGTAGCGGTGGTAGCTGGTCAGCGTACTCGCCAGCATCTAGCACAAACGTCGCAGGTTTAATCGTGTGCATTACTTCAGGCAGCGCACCTTTGCGCGGCGCCCATTCACCAAAGTCTTTGTTCATTAGAATAAAATACTTTTGCATAAAAGCCCCTTTAGACCGCCCTAGTAGCTGTTGGTCGATGATCTTACATTGCCCGAACACATCCTCTAAACCATTGCTAGTAAACGATCCTGTCAAACCCCAACGTATTTTGATAGAGTCAATCACCTTATTAAGGGCTTTAAAGCGTGCGCCTGATGGATTTTTAAGCCTGGTCAGCTCATCGAACACGATGCCGTCGAAGTCCATGTCCTCTGGCAACGATTGTAAATTGTCGTAGTTAGTTACAACCACCAACGCCTTGGACTCAAACGCTTCCTTGCGTTGCTTAGGTGTGCCTACGGCTACGGCTAACTTCATAAAAGGCGCCCACTTCGGCTGCTCAACAGGCCACACGTCGGTGCAGACACGCTTGGGTGCTATGACTAGCCATCTAGTTACAACGCCGTTGTACAAACAATCGTACATGGCGCGCAGCGTGATAGCCGTTTTACCTGCACCAACAGGCGCAAGAATCATTGCACGGTCATGCTCATACAGAAAATCAGCGGCTATCTCTTGGTAATCACGTAATCGCATGGTTAATCCTTTTTCCAATCCAAGCCACTACAGGTACTGCCCATGAATTACCAAGGGCTTTGTAGCGTGAGCCGTCTGGTGTGTCTTTACCTTTTGGTCTAATGTCTGTATAGCCATCAGGAAAACCTTGTAATCGTTCACATTCTTTTGGAGTTAAACGTCTAACTGCCATGTTTGTATGAATATGTTGGTCTTGATGCGTTGATATAGTAAATACTTGTTCATCTTTTCCTAAATAACCTTTGCCGCCGCCTTCGCAACCCCCACGCACTTTAAACGCATGAGCTACAAATACTTGTGCATGATGCGATTGTGGGCTTGGTTGCAATGCACCAATTGAATTAGCAACATCTAATTCCGTAGCACTAAACGTATTGGCTTTAGCATCTTCACGAATACTGTAAGCAACTGCATGGGTTGTTCTTATATCACCTAAATCAAAAGTATTTAATGTATTGGCTAGACCATCATCAACCCATGTTTCAAAATCATCAACCGATTGCGCCCTACGACTTTTTCTAAATGCTTGTTGAACTATACCCCCAACGCTTTCTAAAGTTCCCCCACTTGGGCTTTTAATTGTTTGATTAACATCTGAAAGACTTAGATTATACGAATCAAAAGCCTGAACCAAGGGTACGTTGCCGCCGCCAGTACCCCATCTTGATGTAACAGTTGTACAAGTTTCGCCCATTTCTTTAACTCGGCTATCCGCGGGATGGTTTTCATACGCTATTAACTTCATCATCGTAGGGTTGCAATCATCCGAACTAATACCTTTGTAATCTCTAGCAGTTAATGGGCCAGTAATATCTGTACAAATCATGTTAAATCCGTCGGCTCGACTGTAGTCGTTGCAGGTTGTTTCGAGGCAGTTAGCAATGCTTGGTATAGCGTCGGTGGTAACTTCTTTCCGCGTTTCTCGGCTCGGCGCAATATCCCTGCGCACGCCGTCGAACTCAAATAAAACTTCTGCGGGATCGAAGTCGTCTCTAGCACTTGCGATAACAAACACTCTTTTGCGTCGTTGGGCCAAGCCGAAATATTGGGCATCGAGGACGCGCCACGCAACTGCTCTTTTGGGGCCATCAATAAAACCAGCGTCTGTCCATCTGCCCCCTGATGGGATGAGCGCATCACTTTCGCCGGCAAGTCCAGCCAAAAAGCACCCAAAGGCATTGTCTTTGGTGTTAAGGACTCCTGGCACGTTTTCCCAAAAGATGATGGCTGGATTGGATTGTTGAATAAGTCTAATGTTGTCAATAGCATTTGCAATCTCACAAAAAATTAATGATAAATTTCCACGGCTATCATCTAATGACTGTCGTAGACCCGCTACACTAAAGGCTTGGCATGGTGTGCCGCCACAAAACACATCTGGCGCTTCTATTTCACCAGACGCAATACGGTTTGGCAACAATGTCATGTCACCTAAGTTAGGTACTTGAGGGTAATGATGCTTTAGCACCGCACAAGGGAACGGCTCAATCTCTGATAGCCATGCCGCTTCCCATCCAAGCGGGTGCCAAGCAACGCTAGCCGCTTCAATACCACTACATACACTACCGAATCTTATCTTTCCATTCATCTATCTGCTCCTTAGTCCATAAACACGCATATTTTTGGGATAGCCCCGTTACTTCTTCCATAAAAAATTTCTGTAAGGCAGATACTTTACCGCCTTTTGTCTTTAATTCCACAAACCACGTATCGCCGTTGGGCAGACACGCTATCTGATCTGACACGCCACGCTGGTTAATTGACCTAAACTTATAAGTCTTTCCGCCTATTGACATTACTGCCCATTTGAAATAAGATTCAATTTCTTTTTCATTCATGTAAAAAAGTTTAACACATAATTAAAAATGTATGTATAATAAAATTTCTAAACAAATAAACTAAAGGAAACTAAAATGGCTCTACACTCAAATATCGTTGGTGGCTCAACTGCGAAACGCGTTATGGGTTGCCCAGGCTCTGTAGCGTTATGCGCTAAGATGCCCCCAAGACCAAGTAGCGTCTACGCAGACTTAGGTACATTACTTCACAATGCAGTAGCACAAGTGCTAGACCAAGGCGTAACGCCTGAGTCTTTGCTAGGTATGAAGTATCAAGACCAAGTGCTAACGCAAGACCATATTGATAACAAACTCCATGTCGCCCTTAATTTACTTGGCGAGATAGACCCTAAGTTAGAAATGGAATACGCCGTTGAAACCGAGGTTGGCTTTGGTGACTTCTTACCTGACGTGTTTGGCTCATGTGACTTACTAGGCCGTATTGGTGACCGTGCTATCGTACTGGATTGGAAGTTTGGCGATGGTGTAGCCGTAGGCGTAGAGGAAAACGAACAACTCTTATTCTACGCAGCCGCAGCCATGCGTACACCGTCAGTAGCATGGGTGTTTGACGGAGCAACAGAAATTGAGTGTGTTATTGTGCAACCGCCATCTGTTAAGCGTTGGGTCACAACAGTTGAGCGCGTCAAAATTTTTGAAAATAATTTAGTTGCATCCGTCAAAGAATCACAAAAGGCGAACGCTGGACTTAGCGCGGGTGAGCATTGCCGATGGTGCGCTGCAAAGCCAATTTGCCCAAAGATGACAGGTGCAGTTGACCGTGCCTTAGAGGCTCAGTTGGTGAGCCTTGATGCTGATACAATAGGCGCCTACTTAAAGAATTGTGATCTGTTAGAACAATGGATTACTGATCTGCGAGCGTTAGCGCATCAGATGTTAGAAGCAGACAAGCCTGTGCCTGGTTGGAAGTTAGTTAATAAGCGTGCGACACGTCAATGGGCTAATGAAGATCAGGCAGCAGATGTGTTAGCAAAAGTAATACCCGAAACTGAGTTGTATGTAACCAAGTTGATTACACCAGCAGTTGCGGAAAAGGTACTAAAAAAGTTAGGTGATAAACTGCCTGACGACTTAGTAATAGCAGTAAGTAGTGGCAGTACGTTGGCACGGGAAGATGATCCCCGTCCAGCCGTAGTACAAATCGGGAAGCAACTTGTTGCAGCCCTTTCTAAAATCCAATAGGAACTAAACTAATGTCAAATATAACTACGTTTTCAGCAGCAAATCTACCCTCAGTCACTTCATTATCGACAGCACTACGTGCTTTAGAAACCGATGTTGGCGCAGCAGGTGTTGTCATTCTTAAGATGGACAAGACAGGTCATTGGGTATTCGGTGCAGATCAGACCGAAGTCGAAGATGACTCTACATGGGCAGTCAATCCGTTCTCATTTGTGCATGGTTTTATTGCATGGGGTGACGGTGAGGTTCTCGGTGAAAAAATGGTCAGCGTAAGCCAGCCATTGCCTGAGTTAGAAGCAGCGCCCCCAATGGCTCGTAAGGGTTGGGAGACTCAGGTGGGTATGTCTATGAAGTGTTTAAGTGGCGAAGATAAGGGCATGGAAGTTCGTTACACCACAACTTCGGTTGGTGGTAAGCGTTCCGTACAATCCCTTGCAGTTGCAATTGCTACACAAGTAGACACAGACCCGAAGTTGCCTGTACCGATTGTTACGCTCGATAAAGAGCATTACAGTCACAAGTCTTATGGTCGCATCTACACACCAATTTTTAAAATTGCGAGTTGGATGAGTATGACCGATGAGGCTGGTACACCCGCAGAAGAAACCGCAGTTGAAGCAGAAGCAGCAGCTCCTGTTGCAACAGCTCGCAGAAGAAGGAGTGTTTAATATGATTAAGTTAGAACTAACGCTTGAGGAAGTTAATGGTATTTTGGCAGCTCTAGGCAAAACGCCTTATGAGTTTTCTCAACCAATCATTGACAAAATCAAGCAACAAGCCATACCGCAAGTGCAAGCTGCGCCTGCGGCAGAAGTAGAAGTTATAGAACCTGAGTCTATACAGTAAGAAATGGGGTTAGTCTGTAAGTATTCAGTCTAGTACACACAAGTCGAAGAACTAAGAAAACCGACTAGCCCCACCTAATATGACAATCCTATATATTGATTTCGAGACGCGCTCACGCTGTGATTTACCCAGCCGTGGCGTCTATAACTACGCAAGGGATGCTAGCACGTCTGTGCTTTGCTTATCTTTTGCGTTTGATGATGAGGAAGTGCAGTCATGGCTACCTGATCAAGAGTTTCCTTGGCAGATTGTTGACCATATCATTTCAGGTGGTCAAATTCGGGCGCATAACGCTGCCTTTGAGCGCCTAATTATGTGGTACGTCCTTTGCCCAGACAAAGGAATCCCAGAACCGACGACGGAACAGTTCTATTGTACAGCTACTCAGGCTCGTGCCAACTGCGCGCCAGGCTCACTTGATGATGTGGGCCGATTCGCAAGCGTGAATATGCGTAAAGATCACCGTGGCAATCAACTGATTCGCTTGTTATCTATCCCCAAAGCCGATGGTACATTCAACAACAATCCAACGCTCATGGCTGAGATGGTTGCTTACTGCGAGCAGGACGTCAGAGCCATGCGTGCGATTAGTCAAGCTATGCGCCAACTGTCAGACGATGAGCTGATGGACTATCATGTGAATGAGAAGATTAATGATCGTGGGGTATTGTTAGACAAACCCTTAGCCGAGTCAGCGATTAAGTATGCGAGTGCAGAGTTAATAGAAATAGAGAATTTAGTAGCAGAATTGACAGATGGTGAAATATTAAGCGTGAGAAGCCCAAGGATGCGTGAGTGGGTACTTGCAAGAGTTGGCGACCAAGCCAAGAAATTGATGGAAAATTATAAAGATGGTGACAAAAAATACTCAATCGATAAAGCAGTTCGAGCTAATCTACTTGTGTGTGCTGAAGAAAATCCCAATGAAGTACCACCGCAAGTTGCGGATGTTATCCAATGTGCGGACGACCTATGGGCGTCTAGTGTCGCAAAATTTAAAAGACTAAAGGAGCTGGCAGATGAAGAAGATAACCGAGTTCGTGGAGCATTTGTCTTTGCTGGTGGCGCAGCCACAGGTCGGGCAAGTAGCTATGGCGCCCAAGTACACAACTTTACCCGAAAGTGTGCCAAGGATCCCGACGCTGTACGATCCGCAATGGTTAGAGGCCACGCAATTGTCCCTGCCTTTGGACGACGTATTACCGATGTACTCAAGTCAATGCTCCGACCTGCCCTTATATCCGATAGGGGAAAATCATTAGTCGTTGCAGATTGGGCAGCCGTTGAAGCACGGGTCAACCCGTGGTTGTCTAACTGTCCAGCAGGTATTCGTAAGCTAGACTTATTCCGTACTGGCGAGGATGTTTACAAGGTCAACGCTAGTGCGACGTTTCATGTGCCTGTTGATCAGATTACTAGTGAGCAGAGACAGATCGGCAAGGTGCAAGAGTTAGCGTGCGGATTCGCAGGTGGCGTGGGAGCGTTCGCTGCAATGGGTAGGGCGTACGGTATTTTGTTACCTGAACCTGAAGCCAAGCGCATGGTCAATGCGTGGCGTCTAGCGAATCCGTGGTCAGTACCGTACTGGCAAGACCTTGAAAATGCTTACACAAGGGCGATGCGTAACAAAGGACATGAGTTCAGAGCAGGGCGAGTAACCTATTTATTTGATGGGCAACACTTGTGGTATGCACTTCCAAGTGGTCGTGTGTTATGCTATCCCTTCGCACGGTTAGATCAAGATGGAGTCAGTTATGCCAAAGCCAGTTGGAAGCCAGCAGCAGACGCAAAAGAGTGGCCTAGAGCAAGACTGTGGAAAGGACTCGCCTGTGAAAACATTACACAAGCAGTCGCCAATGACTTACTGCGACACGCTTTGCGAGGCTTGGATGATGTGGTACTTCACGTCCATGATGAAATTGTGGTCGAGTCAGCAGAACCAGAACTAGCAGTACAAATAATCAAAGACGTTATGTGTACCCCACCCGCATGGGCTGAGGGATTACCCTTAGACGTAGAGGCAAGCATTATGACGCGTTACGGCAAGTAAAAAAAATCCCCTAGATGGGCTAGGGGATAATTAATTCACGGAAGGAAAACACAAAATGCACAACTTTTTAGAGTTTATCACACAATTAGCCCCCGATGGCGAGACTGCTTTGATTGTGCGTCAAAAGCCACAGTTAAAAGATGGCGAATTACAGTTGCACGCTGACGGTGCTATCAAATGCACATGGCCTGCGTATCTGCCTAGCCATAAGATGCGTGCTGGTGAGGCGTGGTATATCAATACGGCGTCGTTTATCATAGACCGCTTCGAGGATGGACGCGTATCAGCGTCCGCAGCCAACTGCGAGTTTGTGTTATTTATGATGCTAGATGACATTGGCACCAAATCGAAAACACCGCCCCTTGCACCGACATGGATTCTTGAGACAAGCCCTGATAATTTTCAGTATGGCTACGCTTTTTCTGAGCAACCGACTAAAGGTGAGTTCACGGCAGCGGTCAAAGCTATTGCAGCGGCAGGTTACACCGATGCTGGCGCTACTAACGCAGTCCGCAACGTGCGTCTGCCAGGCTCGATTAACCTGAAGCCTGGGCGTGATAACTTCGAAGCCAAGTTAGTCGAGTTCCATCCTGAGCGTGACTATACGCTCGGCGACATCTGCACGGCGCTAGGTGTAACGCCTGCGCCTGCTGATACGAACCACTACGCACCGATCAGACTTGCCGACAATGGTGGCGATGATGTGTTAGCATGGATGAATGATCAAGGCATGGTTTTGTCGAAGATCAACGGCGAAGGGTGGCTATCAGTCACTTGCCCAAACAATGCCGAACACACCGATGGCAACCCCGAAGGTCGGTACAAACCCTTAGATCGCAGTTATTGCTGTTTACACTCGCATTGTGTCGATTTCGGCAGTCAAACATTCCTCGATTGGGTTGCCGCTAACGGTGGCCCTAAAGTTACACATGGTTTGCGTGACCAACTGATCGCTGAGGCGATGACTGTTGCACTTGCTAAGATTACCCCGTCCGATATGTTTACCGATGACGCTGACGCAAAAATTGCCGAGGTCGAGCGCAAAGAGTTAGGCCGTGTCGAAAAGTCCAAGTGGTATGAAAGGTTTGCTTACGTGCAAGACGATGAGTCTTATTTTGATATGCAAGACCGCCGTGAGGTATCCAGACAGACTTTCAACGCTCTGTTCCGTCATATCAAATGTATGTCAATCCATGCGCCTACTACGAAGGTTGAGGCATCTATCTGCTTTGACCAAAACAGACAAACGATGGGCGCCAAGGCGCTCGTGGGGATTACCTACGCTGCGGGTGAGACTGTGCTTGTCGCCCGTGACGGTGATTTGTATGGCAACCGTTGGCGTGACGCTCGACCTGACGTGTCAGGCGTGGCCGTGTCCGAATCGACAATAGCGCCCTGGCTGAATCATTGCCGTGAGTTGGTGCCTGAGCCTGCCGAGTTAGAACACCTGCTTGACATCATGGCCTGTAAAGTACAAAACCCTGCGGTTAAGATCAATCATGCCGTGCTGCATGGCGGCGATGAGGGCAGCGGTAAAGATACCATGTGGGCGCCGTTCATTTGGGCAGTCTGTGGCAGTCACCTCAAAAACCGTGGCATTATGGATAACAACTCGATTAACAGTCAATGGGGTTATCAATTAGAGTCTGAGATTTTATTGATCAACGAATTGAAAGAGCCTGACGCCGCCGCCCGTAGACAGTTGGCCAATCAGTTAAAACCCATCATAGCAGCGCCGCCTGAGATGTTGCCGATTAATCGTAAGGGTTTGCACCCGTACCAAATGGCCAACCGTGTGTTTGTTCTTGCGTTCTCAAATGATCCCGTGCCTATTTCGTTAGCGTCTCAAGATCGTAGGTGGTTTTGTGTTTGGTCAGCAGCAGCTAGGATGGACGCCGTGGCAGCTCAAAAACTGTGGGCTTGGTATCGCAAGGGTGGGTTTGAGTCGATTTCAGCGTGGTTGCACGCCCGTGATGTAAGTCAGTTCAATCCAGCAGCAGCACCAGCGATGACTGAGTTTAAGGCTAACCTGGTTGAACATGGCATGAGCATGGCTGAGTCGTTCCTTGTTGAAATGCTCAAGAGTCGCAAGGGTGAGTTTGCCAAGGGCGTAATTGGTTCACCGTTTCATGCGCTTTGTGATCGTTTGACTGGGCTTGCGCCTAGTAATGTAAAAATACCACAGGCCGCTTTGTTACACGCTCTCAAAGAAGCTGGTTGGGTAGACTGTGGGCGCATCAAGTCACGCGAGTTTGATACCAAAAAGCACATCTTTGCTGATCCTGAAATAGCGTCTATTTTGAGTAAGTCTGAGCTAAGGCGCGCATTAGAGGATGCGCCTACGACGCAAGTAGTCAATACAAAATGAATCGAAAATAGCGTCCCCATACCTAATCGAAAATAGCGTCCCACAGACAATTCAAGTTTGCATCAAGGTTTTGGTTGCGCATGGTTAGGTGTCTGGGCGCGCCTGGCGCAGCCAAAAAACCCAAAAAAAGCGAAAAAAAAGCCAAAAATAAAGCCCCAATTAAGGGGCTTTTTAGTGAGAATTGAGGGCTTATAAGTCGAATACGGCAACCAGTAAGAGAACTATAGAACTAGCGATGATGGCGATTAGCATGGTTTATCCTTTTAAGTATCTAAATTAGCATCATTCATTAAATTAATTTGAGCGTGAATTAATGATGACCTAATATTTTCAATTGCCCATCCTAAACATAGATTTTTATTCTTTTGAGCGCTTATATTTTCGTGAACCATATATAACGCCCCCAAAATTTCATCTATACTTTTATGAGAATCCCAAATAGCATTTTCTAATTGCCCAATGCGATTAGTTAATTCCGTAATTTTTTTAACTGTCATGTTGTTACCTTTCCGTTATATTTGTTAGCGAATAGTTGGGCGCTAGTCTTATCGTTAAACCGAATAGAATAGTCTTCCCCTTGTATTTTGTAATGGACGATATACATTAAAAGCCCCCAGTTTTGTAGATGTAAATTGATGCCAAAATCAGCGCCATTGTGACCATAAACAAGCCGCCCAGTAAATAATCTAAAAATGTTTTCATGGTTTTAATTCCTATTAAGATAAAGTTTAATGGATATTTCTTGCATCTCATGGCGCAAATTAGGATAACCCTTACTAAACCATAGGACTAGCAAGCGCTCCGAATCGTTCAAAAGTGGGTTTTTAATAACCCTTTTTAATGCCTTATCGTTCCAATATTTGCCACTTGCAATGTTGGCAAGGTGTTCACTTAGTCTAATATATTTCATTATCAGCCCCTAAAAGTTTATAAATAAAATAGATTCGTGGGTTTGACCGACTACGGTAGTATGCTCACGCAAGTAATCCAATACAGTTTCACGAACCTTTGGCATATCGTCTAGGTTAATTTCTGTTAAATCTATGTTGTAACCGTTGGCAATACTCAATGGCTTATCTTCGGTTATGTCGCAGCATAGTGCTATGACATCTAGTTCCATAGTCTCACCAGAGTCATGCTCATATTCTTCGCAATACTCAAACAGTTCGCATAAACCCTCATTACTAAAATTGCTGGGTCGCAATTGTTTAAAAGCATTTCGAAAGTCCGTAAAATTTATACTTTGGTACATAGTTTAGATTCCTTTACTTTAGTTTATTGATTGCCAAAATAACAATCCCATAAGCACCAACCAGGTAAGTGCTTATAGGCTTATTACTTTAGTCTTCGAATCCAATGTTGAATTGTGGAATAAGATTTGTTGCAAGATTGACCAATTTCAAGATTGTTTATTTCATCGTAATCGGATTTATTGTACTCACCATTGTTTATAAAAAAATGGATTGTTTTGTACTCAAGCCTAGATTTATTACTGGGGTTTGATAAGTCTAAAAAATACAGTTCAAATTGTTTCATTCAGTCCTCTATATAGTCAGTTAATTTAAAAGATTGATTTGCGTCTAATTCTTTGAGCCACACTTCGAGAGTATCTTTTGACATGGTATGCAGATAAAAATACAATGCATCGTATAAAACATGGGGTTCGCATACATTGGCAATATCGGACGCCAATTCTTCGAAATTGACTTGGCTTAACTCAAAATAACCCTCAATCTTTTTAATTCGTTTAGCGGCAATAAAACCCTTGCAAAATTCGATTAGATTGGCTTTTCTGAAATCATCGAATGGCCCAACGCAATCAATATAATTACCCGAATTTTGATCATCCTCGGAGGCGTAAGTACAAAAGCCCCAGTCCTCGCCCTCGGTAGGAATACTGCAATCATTATTATTTACGGCAAATATAATGCCATATTCCCTAAAATGTAATTCGTAATGATCGCAACCACCACCAGTATAAACTTCCTCAATTTCTATTTTTCTCATTTTGTGTTTTCCTTTAGTTTAAGATTAGTTGAACTATTGCTAAGATTAATGGCGATACTACTAATAGAGTAATTATTAAAATGTCGGATTGTTTCATTTTGTGTTTTCCTTTATTGGGAGCTTTTGCCCCCATTTGTTTAGTTGAATTTAATATGCGCTTTAGAATCAGCATATGAGAATTGACGGCGTGAGGCAATCGCCTCAACAATTGCGCTATTGTGTTTTATTACTTTTCTATCGTGCGGCGCAAAGTATGAGAACGGTACATCATTTCTTAGGGCATCTCTAAATGCTATTTTGTGGGCTTTGTTCATTTTGTTTACCTTTCGTTTGGTTGTTAATTACTACCCTTACAGTTTAACAGAATTGCACAATAGTGCAACGAATTTCGTTACATTTATGCAAATATGTTGTTTGTGGATAATTGGCATTGTCCATGTGGATAATGATGTGGATAGTGGCAATTGCCATGAAAGCATTGCCAGACTTCGATGTGGATATTGTGGATAATAATATTTGACTAATTCAATGAATTAAAAATTGGTATATATAGGGTTGCTATTGTGGCGACTAAAAAGGGTATGCCCACATTGCCCATTTGACCCACAAACGCCCCTTGCATTTTGTGCCACGCTTTTGCCTTTCCCTTTAATGTGGGCAATGTGGGCTATTGCTTGGGGATTGTCCATATTGCCCACATATTAGGGGCATATTGCACCAACTAAAAAGCAATTGTCCATGTTGTCCACATTGCCCACACTCTCAAAGCCTTATATCTATTGGCTTGTAGGCTTATGCGGCCCGAAGCGCCTTATTTCTGCTGGCTTGCAGGTTTTTGCCTGGATCCTGGGTGCTTTTTAATTTTGCATGGGGGGGGGTAGGGCCGAGCCGAACAGCCCTATGGCGGCGGAGCGTTTGTGCAAACTTTTTATTTTTTTATAAAAACATCGAACCCCCCGCTAAAACTTTGATACACTATGCAAATGTTTGATAACTTTCATTCCTTTGTGTATGAGCCACGCAAGCTAGAGGCTACCGAGGCTAGACTTGAACGCATCTACAACGCTGCCAAGTTAGGACTCAAAGGCGACACGCTTGCCCTTGCTGCTGGCATGATGCCTACAGAGTATCGGCAACTGACGCAACTAGATCCGATAGCGGAGATGGCTGAACTCAAAGGCAAAGCCGATGGCGAGATGTTGGCATCCCAACAACTGCACCAAGCGGCAGCTGACGGTGACTCTAAAGCAGCGCTAGAAATTCTCAAGCACGCCCACGGTTGGGTAGCTAAACAACAACTGTCGATAGATGTTGAGCAGCGCATCTCGATCACAGCCGCACTTGAACAAGCGCAACAACGCGTGATCGAAGGCGTATTCAAACAAGTGGAAAGTCAGCCAACTGACGCAGAAGCGTTCCACGTGAAACCTACGCTTAACACCGAACTCAAACAAAAAGTCGCCTAGACACTAATGCAATCCACTATCTACTCAGCGCAAGACGAACAAGAGTTAATGTCACGCCTGTGGAGTCCTGCGATTAAGGACAATCCGCTAGCGTTTGTGATGTATTGTTATCCGTGGGCGCAACAGGGTACGCCGCTGGAGAATTTTACAGGGCCACGCAAGTGGCAACGTGAGATCTTACTAGACATAGCCGAACATATTAAGCAAAACCAAGGCAAGCTGGACTTCGATGTGCTAAGAGAAGCGGTAGCGTCTGGGCGTGGAATTGGTAAGTCGGCGCTAGTCTCATGGCTAGAGCATTGGATGTTAACGACACGGATAGGCGCAACCGTCATCGTGTCGGCTAACTCGGAAAGTCAGCTCAGAAGTGTCACCTGGGCGGAGATAACTAAGTGGTTGAGTATGTCTATCAACAGCCATTGGTTTGAAGTGAGCGCAACCAGAGTGATGCCAGCCAAATGGTTGACTGAGCTAGTCGAACGTGATTTGAAAAAAGGCACGCGGTATTGGGGTGTTGAAGGACGGCTATGGTCGGCGGAGAATCCTGATGCTTACGCAGGGGTTCACAACTACGACGGGGTAATGGTTATATTCGATGAAGCATCGGGTATTGATGATTCTATTTGGGCGGTGACAAGCGGGTTCTTCACGGAAAACACGCCCAACAGGTTTTGGATGGCGTTTAGCAACCCACGACGCAATAGCGGATATTTTTATGAAGCGTTCCACTCCAAGCGGGAGTTTTGGAAAAACCGCAACATCGACTCACGCCAGGTCGAAGGCACAGACAAGAACGTCTATGAGCAGATCATCGCTGAGTACGGCTCCGACTCGGTGCAAGCCCACGTCGAAGTGTACGGTATGTTCCCGAACGCGTCCGATGATCAGTTCATTAGCGTCAACACAGTCGAAGAAGCCATGCAACGGGAAAAGTATAAGGACAATACTGCGCCCATCATCATTGGGGTTGACCCTGCACGGTTTGGGTCGGACTCAACGGTCATCGCTGTTCGGCAAGGGCGAGATGTAATAGCCATCAAGCGGCACAAGGGTGACGACACCATGGAAACAGTTGGGCGGGTGATCGAGGCTATAGAGGAATATCAACCAGCGCTAGTCAACATCGACGAAGGTGGGCTAGGAGCTGGGGTAGTGGACAGATTGAAAGAACAACGCTATAAGATCAAAGGTGTTAACTTCGGGAACAAAGCGAAGAACAGTATGATGTATGGTAACAAACGGGCGGAGATGTGGGGCGATATGCGAGAATGGCTCAAGTCAGCCAGCGTGCCTACGGATCGGTACTTGAAAAGTGATCTGATCTCGCCCATGATGAAGCCTGATAGCAAAGGGAGCATATTCTTGGAATCGAAGAAAGACATGAGATCAAGAGGACTAGCGTCACCTGACGCTGCCGACGCTATTGCATTGACTTTTGCGTTTCCTGTTGCACATCGGGAATATAAGGGTATAATCCGAAAGAATACATATCAAAATCAAGGTGCAGTCTCTAACTCTTGGATGGGATCTTAATGGCGACTAAACACGACAAACCGATACCACGCACTACGACGGGTAAGGGCAAGAACTATAACCCAACTGATAAGGGTGCGGGGATGACCGCCAAAGGGCGAGCCGAGTACAATGCAAAAAACAACAGTAATTTAAAAGCACCTGCACCGAACCCGAAAACAAAAGCAGATGCTGGTAGAAAAGCATCGTTTTGTGCGAGAATGTCAGGAGTTGTTAAACACGCTAAAGGCGATGCCCCTCGCGCTAAAGCATCTTTAAAGAATTGGAACTGCTAATGGCGACTAAACCTGGACTTTATGCTAATATTCACGCTAAACGTGCAAGAATAGAAGCAGGATCTAAAGAAAAAATGCG